GCGTGGGCGAAGCCGGGGCGCGCGGCTTCGGCCGCCTTAGCCGGGAGATGGAAGCGGCCAATACACGGCTCGCGGCGTTTTCCCGCCGTGTCACAGTGGCCGCCGCTGCCGCCGTGGCCGCCGCTGCTGCTGCTGGCGTGGCGATGGTCCGATCCGGGCTGCAGACCGTCGACGCGCAGGCCAAACTGGCTCAGTCGCTCGGGACAACGGTCGCCTCGATCCAGACGTTGGAGCGGGCGGGTGAGTTGGCGGGCGTCTCCATCTCCGGGATTGAGCAGGCGACCAAGGATCTGACGCGTCGCCTCAGCCAGGCGGCCGCCGGGACGGGACCTGCTGCCGACGCGCTGGATCGGCTCGGGCTCTCGGCCACCGAGCTGATCGCCCTGCCGCTGGATCAGCGGGTGGGGGCAATCAACGCGGCCATCGAGCAGTTTGTGCCTGCCGCCGAACGCGCGGCGGTCGCGGGCCAGATCTTCGGCGAGGAGGGCTCCATCGCCATGTCGCGGATCGACACCGCGACGCTGCGCCAGGCGACCGAGGACGTGCTTGCCTTCGGTGTCGTCGTCTCCGAGCAGGATGCCGACCAGATCGAGCGAACCAATGACGCGATCTCCCGGCTTGGGCTGATCTGGCGCGGGCTATCGAACCAGCTGGCCGTCGCTGCGGCCCCTGCGCTGGAAGCGGTCGCCAACGCGATGGCGGCCGTGGCCAGCCGCACCGGGCCACTCGGCATCGCGATCCGAGGCCTTTTCGACAACATCGGCCGTCTGACCACCTATGCGGCCACATTTGTTGCCTTCCTTGCAGGGCGTTGGGTCGCCGGGATGGCCATCGCAGTTCTCTCGGTCCGTGGGCTCGCCACGGCGCTGGTCCTGCTGCGAGGGGCCCTGATCCGCACTGGCATCGGGGCGTTGATCGTCGGCGCGGGCGAACTCGTCTATCAGTTCACCCGCCTCGTGTCTGGCGCGGGCGGATTTGGTGAGGCAATGTCGCTCCTGAAAGACCTCGCCGTCGAGGTCTGGGAACGTATCAAAATGGGGGCTGCGGCGGCGGGCGCTGCCGCCACGGCAATGTTCTTCGATCTGAAGGCCGATGCCGCCTCCGGCATGCAGAGCGCTATCGAGAGCGTCGTGGCCTTTGGCAACACGGCGGCGAACACTTTTGAGGGGGCCTATGAGGCGATCAAGGCGATCTGGGGCCTGCTGCCTGCCGCCATCGGCGATTTGGCGTTTCAGGCGGCTAACAGCCTGATCGACGGTGTCGAGGCGATGCTGAACGGGGTGGTCTCGCGCATCAACGGTTTCATCGGCGGCATCAACCAAGGGCTGGAAGCGCTGGGGTCGGAGCGCCGCATCGCGCTGGTGCCGGTCCTCGACCTCGGCGAGATCGAGAACCGCTTCGAGGGTGCGGCGACGGCAGCGACGACGGCGGGACAGTCGGCCTTCGACCGCGCCTTCGAGGACAACCCGCTGACCGCGCCCGATCTCGGCCTGACTGAAGCGGCAAACCGGGCGCTCGAGTCCGCCAACCTCTATCGGGGCGCGGCGCGCGATCTGGCTGAGGGGGCACGTGCGCCGCTCGCCAGTTGGCAGGCCCTGCGTGACGCGGTGCAGGGCAGCAATGAGGGTGGCGCAGACGCGCTGACCGAGGCGACCGACGCGGCTGATCGTCTTGAGACAGCCCTTGGCGATGCCGGACGGGCGGCCACGGGTGCAGGCGCTGCGGTCGGGGCTGCTGCCGCTGCCGCCGAACCCGACACCGAAGCCGCCGTCACCGGCTGGCAGGCGGTCACCGCAGCGATCAGCGACTATGCCAGCAAGGCGCGTGAGATCGGTGGTGATATCGGCCAGGCGCTGGTCGGCGCATTCCAGTCGGCCGAGAACGCGGTGGGCGAGTTCGTGAAGACCGGCAAGCTCGACTTCCGCGGTCTGGTCACCTCGCTGTTGGCCGATCTCGCCAAGCTGGCGGCGAGGCGGTTCATCCTTGGGCCGATTGCCAATGCGCTTTCCGGCGCGCTTGGGGGTGCGGGCGGGATCTTCGCGAACATCTTGCATGCAGGCGGTATGGTCGGAGCGACTGGACCCTCGCGGATGGTCCCGGCGATGGCCTTCGCGGCCGCGTCCCGGATGCACTCCGGCGGCGTTGCAGGGCTCCGCCACGACGAGGTGCCTGCAATCCTGCAGCGGGGCGAGCGGGTGCTGTCGCGGCGTGAGGCACAGAGCTACGGCGGCGGTGGGGTCAATGTCACCATCATGGCCCGCGATGCCGAGAGCTTCCGGCAATCCCGCACGCAAGTTGCGGCTGACATTGCCCGCGCCGTCTCGCTCGGGCGGAGGGGTATGTGATGGCATTTCATGAGGTCCGGTTTCCGGACAATATCAGCCGCGGCGCACGCGGCGGGCCGGAACGGCGCACGCAGATCGTCGAGCTCGCCTCGGGCGACGAGGAGCGCAACGCCAGCTGGGCAAATTCCCGACGGCGCTATGATGTCGCTTACGGCATTCGCCGCGCTGATGATCTGGCGGCTGTCGTTGCCTTCTTTGAGGCGCGCAATGGTCGGCTGCATGGGTTTCGCTTCAAGGATTGGGGCGACCACAAGTCCTGTCTACCCTCGGGCACACCATCGCTCACCGATCAGGCGATTGGCACCGGCGATGGCGCGATGACGTCGTTCCAGTTGGTGAAGCGCTACACGTCCGGCGCGCAGTCCTGGACGCGGGCCATCGCCAAGCCGGTGACGGGCACTGTGCGCATCGCGTTCGGCGGCGTCGAGCAGCCGTCAGGCTGGTCGGCCGACACCACGACTGGCCTCGTCACCTTCAGTACCGCGCCCGGGGTCGGCGTCGCCGTCACCGCAGGTTTTGAGTTCGACGTACCCGTCCGCTTTGACAGCGACGCGCTCGACGTGACGCTCGATCTTGAGCGGCTGGGCTCAATCACCTCCATTCCACTTCTGGAACTCCGCAGATGAAAAGCATCAACCCTGATCTTCAGGCCCATCTTGACGATGGGACGACGACGCTTGCGTGGTGCTGGCGCATCGCCCGTGCGGACGGTGTCACCTTTGGCTTCACCGATCATGATCTGACACTGAAATTCGACGGCACCGATTTCGAGCCGGAAAGCGGGCTGACGGCCTCCGAGGTGCGATCGGGGTCTGACCTGTCGGTCGATGCGCAGGACGCGGAGGGCGTGCTGACCTCAGACCGGATCACCGAGACTGACATTCTCGATGGCCGCTGGGACAACGCGGAGGTCGAGGTCTGGCGCGTGAACTGGGCGGACACCAGCCAGCGCGTCCTGATGCGGCGCGGGGCCATCGGCCAGATCCGGCGCGGGCGACTGGCCTTCGTGGCCGAGGTTCGGTCATTGGCTCACGTGCTCGGGCAGACGGTGGGACGGACCTTCCAGGCGACGTGTGATGCCGCGCTTGGCGATGCGCGCTGCGGAGTGGACATCGAAAATCCCGACTTCAGCGGCACCGGCGCCGTGATCGATCTCCTGCGGGACCGGGCGTTCACCGCCTCGGGGCTCGGGGGCTTCGCCTCCGGCTGGTTCACTTTCGGCACGCTGGACTGGACGAGGGGAGAGAACGCGGGGCGGCGCACCGAGGTGCTGGGCCATGACGTCACGGACGGCGTCGCGATCCTGACCCTGCTCGAGGCGCCGGTGCGCGCGATCGCCGAGGGTGACGGCTTCACCATCCGTGCGGGTTGCGACAAGCGCATGGAGACCTGCGGGGCGAAGTTCGCCAACACCGCCAATTTCCGCGGCTTCCCGCACATCCCCGGCCAGGATGCCGTCCTCCGCTACGCCACAAAGGATGGCGGCCACGAGGGGTTCGTGCTGTGACCAACGTCGTTTTCAGCGAAAACGACGGGCGGCAGTGCATCGCATCGCGATGCACGAGAGCCACCGCCGATCCCAACCGAGTCATCGCCATTGCACGCTCTTGGCTCGGCACGCCGTACCACGACCAGGCGAGCCTTCGGGGCGTCGGCTGCGACTGCCTCGGGCTTGCCCGGGGCGTCTGGCGCGAGGTCGTCGGCCCCGAGCCGTTCCCGATCCCGGCCTACAGCCGCGACTGGGGCGAGACGGGTCCGCGCGAGGTGCTGGCCGAGGGCGCGCGGCGCATGATGATCGAGGTGTCGCCCGCCGAGGCCGGTCCAGGAACGCTGGTCCTGTTCCGCATGAGGCCCCGCGCCATCGCCAAGCATGTCGGGATCCTGACCGGGCCCGATACCTTCCTGCACGCCTACGAGCGGCTCGGCGTGATCGAGGAACAGCTGACGCCCGCTTGGCGGCGGCGCATCGCCTTCGCCTTCCTGTTCCCACAACGCTGAGATTATCGCATGGCCACCCTCGTTCTCGGTGCCGCAGGTGCTGCCATTGGCGGCAGCATTGGCGGCGCGATCCTCGGCGTCAGCGCCGCGACCATCGGCGGCTTCATTGGCTCCACCATCGGCTCGGTTGTCGACAGCTGGATCATCTCCTCGCTTGCGCCGACCCAGCGGATCGAAGGTGCGCGGATGGACAATCTGCGCATCACCTCGGCCACCGAAGGGGCAGTGATCCCGCGCCTCTACGGCCGCATGCGGATCGGTGGCAACATCGTCTGGGCGACGGATTTCCGCGAGGAGACGAAGACGACCACGCAGGGTGGCGGCAAGGGCGGAGGGGGTGGCGGCAAGGTCAAGACGACTGAGTATTTCTACTACGCTTCGTTCGCCGTCGCGCTCTGCGAGGGGCCGATCACCGGCATTGGCCGCATCTGGGCCGACGGCAAGCTGCTGGATACCGCCGGGATCACCTGGCGCTGGTATCCGGGGGACGAAGCGCAAACGGCCGATCCGTTCATTTCGGCGAAGATGGGCGCGGCAAACACACCGGCCTATCGCGGCACCGCCTATGTTGTTTTCGAGGATTTACCGCTCGGCAACTATGGCAACCGCATCCCGCAGCTGAGTTTCGAGGTGTTTCGCCCGCTTGCCGATCCGGACACGGCGGAAGGTCTCACGCAGGCTGTGACCATGATCCCGGCATCGGGCGAATTCGCCTACGCCACGCAGGGCATCCGGAAGGGCAGCAGCGGATCACAGTCGCCCGAAAACCTCAACGCGCTGACGGATACCGCAGATATGGTGGTGGCGCTGGATCGCCTGCAGGCGATGGCGCCGAACGTCGAAAGTGTGTCGCTGGTCGTGGCCTGGTTCGGCGACGACCTGCGGGCGGGTAATTGCAAGGTGCGGCCCGGGGTTGAGGTGACCGCCAAGACCACCACGCCGTCGACATGGTCGGTAAATGGCGTCAGCCGCGCCAATGCCTTCCTCGTCAGCCGCGACGAACAGGATCGCCCGGTCTATGGCGGCACGCCTGCTGATTTTGCCGTGGTGCAGGCAATCCAGGAGATGAAGGCGCGCGGGCTTCGGGTCACCATCTATCCCTTCATCCTGATGGATGTGCCGACTGGCAACACGCTGCCGAACCCGTATTCCGACAATGCCACCGAGACGGGGCAGCCCGCTTTCCCCTGGCGGGGGCGGATCACCTGTTCACCTGCAGCGGGGTTCGCCGGGACGGTGGACAAGACCGCCACGGCCGCAAGCCAGGTCGCGGCGCTGTTCGGCGCGGCGACGCCCGCGAACTTCAGCGTCTCCGGTCAATCGGTCTCCTGGATCGGGCCATCCGGCGACTGGGGCCTGCGGCGCATGGTGCTGCACTACGCGCATCTCTGCGCGGCGGCGGGCGGGGTCGATGCCTTCCTGATCGGAACAGAAATGCCGGGGCTGACTACGATCCGCTCTGGGGCCAGCACCTATCCGGCAGTGCAGGCCTATCGGGATCTGC